AAGAGAATGCCGCCCTTGGTTTTTAGCGTACCGCGATAGGGGAGAATAGCAATACGCCAACCCGTGGGGCGCGGTACGCGGTTAACAACGTCGGGGTTCAAGCTTTCAGGCTCAAACTTGCCGCTGTCATCGTAGGCATCAAGCAAGGAAGGTTGTGTGTTCTCCTTTGCTGTTTGCCACTTACGCTCGAGTTCTGTCATGGGTGCCTCAACTACCTGTTCCATTGGAACATCTCCTCTCAGGTTAAAAATCTTTTTGGGATTCCTTGATCATCTGCTTGACCATGTCTTCCATTATTTTTAAGCCTTCGAGACGTCCCATCATGAACCGGTATCGCTCCATATTGGCGATAGTACCGTTGAGCACGATGTTTTCGGAGTCGGCCTGTAGGCGTCGAATCTCCTTGAGCACTGCCTCTGCAAATTCAAGCATGGTTAGTTTCCATGTAAAAGCAGACGGATAACCCCGTCTGAAGGCTTAATAAACTTCTAGCAAATACGGGTTGCTTTTTTGGTGCGCACGCGACCTTGACCACGGGCCGTGACCATACCACCTTTTTTAAAGCCTGTAACCGACAGATCTTTGGCTGCGGCTTCAGCCTTTTTCATTTGCTTTTCTTCTTCAATATCCGCCATCATGTCCTCTTTGGACAACGAATCACGGACATTCTTTTTGTCACCAGAAGTCTTTCTTGGTGAAACCATGCCACGCAGTCGATCAATAAACGTAGGCTTTTCCTGCTCCTTCTTTTTCTCAGCCTTTGCCTTCTCGCGATCACGAACCCGTTGCGCGGTTAACTGTGCGCGCTCACTGGGGGTCATCTCGCTTTCCTTCTTTACCATCTTGCTTGTTGCCATGTTAGTTCCTTAGTAAATTTTAACAGGGGTATTGCCATCACGCTTTTTAACCGTGCGCACAACGCCAGAGTTTGTCTTGGCTGACTTACGGGGAGCCACCACCTTTTGCTTAATGCTCTCGGTGGTATTTTTTACTGGACTGGGTTTTCTATTGCGCATTATTGTTTCCTTGCATATTGTCTTTGAGCACTTCAACTCGCTCACGACCGACCTGTGCCCGCAACTGAGCGATGTTCTCTTGGGAGTCAATCCGCGCTTGTGCGTTTTGCTGATCCTGTTGCAGCTTCTGTGAATCCAACTGCAACTTAGCTTGGTCCACTTGTGAGTCTGTTTGTTGCTCTTGCGCACGGAGCTCAAGTTCCTTTTCCTTCAATGCAACCACTGGATCTGCTTGCCCACCGCCGCCACCAGCTAACTGGTTCTGCATGTCGCGGACCTGTTGCAGATACTGCGCAATCAACAAGGCAATCATGCCTTCACGCTGGATGTCAGAGATCATGCCCTTTGGATCCACACCGTATTGCTTAAACAGTTCCACTGAGACGTCCTCTTCTGCTTTCAGGCGGACGTGCTCTAAGATGTGCTTTTGCAACGTGGTGGCGGCCAATGGATTGTTGCCAATCAACGGGCTAAGTCCTGCCATCAGGTGTGCTGCGATGTGCGCATCGTGTTGCTGTCCCGCAAACGCTTTGAGCTCCATGCCGTCCATAACGTCCCCGTTCTCTGTTGCGGGGTCCTTGGGCATTTGTGAGTTCTGCGGGCGCAAGATGCCGTCAATGTCTCGAACGTTTAGCGCTGCATACACGCGGTAATACGCTTCGTACATGTTGTGCATCTGAGGCGCGGATTGCGCCAATTGCAATTGTGTCTGTGCCAGCATCAAACGCTGAGCGGTCGAGAATATGTTAGGGTCAGCAACCGGTAGCACTGCCACCATGTTGTTGAAGTCTTGACGCTTAATCGAACGACTCGCGCCTGGTACATCGTACGGATACTCGTCAGGAAGGTACTCACCAAAGCCTTGGGCAAGCATCTTGAATTCTAATGACTGTGAGTAGTGCAGACGCTTGTGTATGGCAGACATCACCATTGAGCCTCGCTCAAGCAAAGCAATGGTTGTGCCTACAGCGGCCTGCTGATTGCCGTCCCCTACTTGCATGTCCGCGATGCTTGCCAAACGGTTACCCGCTTGGACCGTGAAGCCCATTAACTGGAACAAGACTTGGCTCGGTTCCTTGTAAGGCATTGGCATGAGTGAGGCAGAAAGCTCCGCGCCCCCCGCGTCAATGTCTCGCCACTCGCCCGGCTGGATAGGCTTGTCATCGTCCGCGATCCGAGCGCCTTTGGCCTTGAATCCTGCGGGTAGGTTCGAGAGTGTGCCCGCATCAAGCAATTGGCGCAATGCAGCGGTTGCTGTCTTGGACAAGCCACCAATCAGGTGTACAAAACCTAAGCCATAAGCACCCAAGCCTTCGATCAACACATAGTGCACAAAGTACTCGCGGCGTAGCTTAAGCTCGTCTTCCTCTTTCCAATTGCGACGAACACCCACGACCCTGCCTGAGGACTCATCAAGCGTGACCACATAAGGCAACTTAATGCCCGTTGGCTCACCGCTATCGTCCAAGTCCTCAAAGCCAGGCAGATCCAAGTCAACAATAAACTCGAGCAGGAAGATTTCCTCTGACTCGCCGGACATGGACATACCAATGGCGCGGTCTACTGCGTCTTGAATCTGATCCGAGGGCCGTGATCCGTCTTGAGCCTGAATGTTCAAGTCCAAATACTCTCCCGCAAATACCCTTTTCAGGTACTCGTTGGAATCCATTGGTAAGCGGTGCGTGATCCGTGGGCATTGGCTCATGACGCTTGAGCCGTGGTACGGGATGTACACGTCGTCAGCCAAGCAGAGCTTGCTGACCATACGGTCTAGTTGGCTGTCAAAGTAAACCTTCTTAAAGACCGAGCCACCGTAGCCGAGATAAAACAACGCCTGATCCATCTCCGGCGTGTACTCTTGCATGACGTTGGTGATCTGGTAATTCATAAAGTCTTGAACACGCGCGGCTTGTTGCGACTTGTCCAATGTTTCCTTGCCCACCACTTGCGTTCTGACGGGGCCACCAGAGGGCATCAGTTCCTTCATGGCTTGGGATTGGAACTGCACAATTGCCTCGGTCAGCATGGGATGTACCACGCCTGCCGCACCACGGAACGGCTTGGTGCGCTCGTCAATCTTTAAGCCCAACAGATCCAAGCCCTTGGCGTAAGTCTGCTCCCAATCGGCGCGCGACTCCTTGTCTGCATCAAACAGTTGCAAGAGGTTGTCGCCAATATTGTTCAAGTCTGATGGATCAAGGACCTCGGCCAAGTTGGCGTAAAACGGCACATCCGGCTCGTCTTCCCCAATCTCAATAACCGCACTGCCATCATCTTCCAAGATGATTTCAATGTCCAACATGCCGGACATGTCTTCCTGTTCTATCTCAATGGAGACTTCAGGTAAGGAGTTCAGTGCCTTGTCAATCGACATATTCTTGCCTTGGTAAAGGGTTCACGCGGCTTTAAGCGCCTTGTTCATTTGGGTCAATTGCGCGTCCCAGCGCACGGTCACGCTCTTCAATGGTGCCGGTTCTCGTTGTCATCATAGAGCCTTCACCGCCTGTGTCTTCTTGCCAAGTAACTTGGCCATTGGTTCTCGGCCCTGGCACGCTTCCATCTAGGCTTAGCCCAAACTCACTCCTAAAGCGGTCAATGATGTACTGCCGAGTAGGGTCTACTGGGTTCTCTATTGCTTGCTTGACTTGGTCCCTGATGCCTCCAAGCCCGCCACCTGATACCTGCCGTGCGTCTTCTTCGGCCTGTAGTCTGGCGCGTTCTTCTTCGGCCTGTTGGTCTTGCTTAGCCTGAGCTTGCCTATTTAGTCCCGCTTGTATGCCCGCTTGGAGTCGAGCCTGCTCTTCGGCCTGTTGTGCCGCTTGTTGTGCTGCCGCTTGTTGTGCTGCCTGTTGTGCTGCCTGTTGTGCTGCCGCTTGTTGTGCCGCTGCCGCTTGTTGTGCGGACTGCACAATAGGCGCCGTCCAGTCATACGTGCTCTGTTCCATCCCACCAAACGCCGGTGCCTCTAAATTAAACATAGGCACAGGAGGCGTATTTGTCGATAGGTCCGGCATTTGAAACTGATAGCCGGGCTGAGACATCTCCTCTAAAGTTGGCAAGCCACCTACCGCACCGCCCTCGGCCATGCGCACCGCGCTCATCATACGACTCGCCTGTCCCTGTGGGGTTTGAGGCCGCATAGGCTGGTCGGTTTCTTGCTGCATCATTTGCGCAAAGCGCTGTCGGGCGATGGAATTCATGTGTTTTCCCTAAGGGTCCTGTTTATAGCCGATTGTAACCATCAATAGTACTCCGGCACAACATCTTCTACCTGCTCAGGGTCGTCTTCATCCGATAACAACGCAATAAAGTTGCCTTGCCGAAAGCGCATTAAAGCCATTGTGGTCGAGTCTACCATGTCATCGTGATCCCCGTTAGGAAAAGCAGCACACTCCTCCACCAACTCCTCCGCCCATGCCGTGTCGGGTGCCCACACCAACCCACTCTCCAAAATAGGTGACACCGCGTTTGCCCGCGAGACCTTGTCCGTGCCCGTGCGCCGCCCACCAGGCGTGTAAGTCGTCACAGGAATGCCGAGCCTGCGCATTTCCTGCTGCAAGGACACACCCGTTGCCTTGGCCTCAATCAACACATTGTCTGGATTCCAGTACTTGTACTCGTCTAACGCCACCCGCTTTAACTCAGGAAAGTCCCACCGACCACGCTTCACGCCCAACAAGATAATGTTCGCGCCCTCGTCCATTGACGGGAAGAACACACCCCACGTCGTGATGACAGAAAAGTCCGCCGTCTCCTTTTTTGAGTACGCCGTGTCATACGATTGAATAATATAATCAACCGCGGGCGGTGAGTCTTGGTCCCAGCGCTGCCACCACTCCCGCTTTAAAATCGCCCCCTCATCATTGGTCGGCTGCTGTTGGTACATCGCGTTCCACTTCTGCACGGACAACGATGCGCGGACCGCTTCTAATTCCTCAAGCTTCCAGTACTCCGGCCACAAGGGCTTGCCTGACGGCATGATGGCAGGAAACTCAATGACCTCCCACTTGTCCGCATTGTGGCTCGTCTGCGCCTTAATCAGGCGTGCTGTAAGATCTCTCGTGCCCCATCTTGTCATTATTATGAGAATAGCCCCGCCAGGTTGCAAGCGAGTTCGAGGTCCACCCTGATACCAGTCCCAAGCGTTCTCAAGCGCTAACTCACTCATCGCATCTTGCTCGGAGTTGTGTGTTACCACGTAGCCCCGACCGGCTAAGAATAAACCGTCCGGCCTGTCTACCGTAATACACTGGACTGACCCTGTCGTTCCAGTCGCCTCAACGGTGATACTGCGTGAGCGCTTGTCTTGTGGGGTGCGTGTGTACATACGCTTTCTAGGCATGCGAGCGCAATCCTCTAACCGAAACATCACTCTGTGTTGTGTTTGAGCGCTTGCCCACCGACCACGGTTGTCCTCATACGAACGCATTTGGCACTTGACGCCTAAGGAATGCAGCAGTTCCACTGCCGACCTAACTAGCCCAGCGTTAGCACTATAAAACCCCGCTTGACCTGTTTTCGTCACAGATCCGTCCGTGTCTACCAAGCCCTGTAACAAGGACATACGTTGGCTTTCAGATGCTAGCAAGTACTGCTCAGGCACATGCTTGTTGTTCAAAACCCCTAACGCTTTTAGCTGCTGGTGTAGCCCGTATACGGTGAAGGTGTACCCACACTTCGTAAATCCCCCCACCTTATATCCCGCTTTCTCAAACTGCTCAATCATGTACGGCTGGTCATCCGGATGAGCTGTAATGCGGCCGGACGAAGACGTGCCATCCCCAAGCCACGCGCCAAGGACCCAAGGGTCGACAGGTAGACACGCTTCTGCGTATTGCACGGGTTGATGCCTGGGCAATATCGGACGGTTTTTTTGTGGCCAACTTGCCAAGTACTCCGCTGTTTGATTGACCACCCGCGCTCTAGCTAAATTCGTGTCCGAATTAATCCCCCACAAATGTTTGGCATCGCACAAGATTTCTTCATTGTCGTCCGTTATAACGGAGTAAAGCTCCCTGTCATGCCAAACTGCGGACTTTGATACCACACGTATGGGGTTGCCATCAGGACCAAACACTTGGTCTCCAACTTTCAAATCCTGTATCTCCACAAACCCGTTTGGCGTAGGGATTGGCGTCGTGATCTCCAAAGCATGCGGATCATCAATTACCAACAAATCCGCACCGCGGCCCGTGACAGCACCGCCCACACCGACAGCAAAGTAACTGCCACCCTTGTTCGTGTCCCAGCGACCAGCTGCCTTGGAATCAGACTTTAACTTCACCTCGGGAAACAACTCCTCATACTTGTCCGTGTCCATCAAGTCACGTACCTTCCTGCCAAACTTCACCGCTAACTCAGCCGTGTGTGTCGCCTCAATGATCTGGAGCCGCGGATCACGGCCCATGAGGTACGACGGCAGCAGATATGACGATAGCTCGGATTTTGAGTGTCTCGGTGGAAGATTCAAAATCAACCGTTTCAACGTCCCATTGGCAATGCGATCAAACGCATCTGCAATCTTCTTGTGGTGCGCACCCAGTATCGCCTCAGGCCACATGTACTTAACGTAGCTTAAGAACGAATCACGGGCCGCGTCTCGGGCTTCAATCTGCGAGAGCCTCAGCTCAAGCTTTAACCGCTCACTTTCAACGTCTTCCGGCTCACGGACCATGCTACGGGTGCCTATTTGGTTTGAGATTTATAAATTTTCTAGTGGATATTGGTTTATACAACAAAGGGGTGTGTTTCGGCAAGCCCGTCCTTCATTTACTTCTAGGCACTCATATTTTGTGCGAAATCGGGCATAAACCTCGGACACCGCGCAAGGGGGCGATTTTGGGGTGAGAATGCTTCTCATTCGCGTTACCATACCAAAGCCCATAGGTACCCTAACCCTCCCCTCCCATTGTTTCACGTGGAACACGGTCCGCGGTGCTTGGTTCGTGGTGCTTGGTTCGTGGTGTTTGGTCCGTGTTGCTTGGTTCGTGGTTCATTGCCCCTGACTATCAATGCCTGGCTCGCGATAGGTTAACGCTATCCGCTATCGATGCCTGGCTCGCGATAGGTTAACGCTATCCGCTATCGATGCCTGGCTCGCGATAGGCTTGGTCTATGGATCGCGGCTCACGGCTCACGGCTCACGGCTCACGGCTCACGGCTCACGGCTCACGGCTCACGGCTCACGGATCGCGAATTGTTTCACGTGGAACATTGATCACGGTTCGCGGTTCGCGCACCATGGGTAACGCACCA